AACGTTCGATGGGTTTATTGTCGGATTTGCGAGTTCATTTGCTATGATCTATGAAAAGTATGATAAGCCTATTATCATGATGAATGCAATCCATTACGATATACCGTTCTGTTGGACAAAGAACCATGAAATGATAGTGAAATGGCATGAGTGTTTAGACCGTCTATATAGGAAAAACTTGATAACGATTGTCTCGAATAACCGAGCGCATGAGAAGTATACCTATATGGGCTGTGGAGTCAAACCTATCTACATTCCTAGTTTATGCCTCTACACCAATACCACCTATACCCCTACAAAGCCTACCTTTTTACTAGTGAACGGCAGTGTTCCAGATCATCCACTTATTACACGAAAGAGTGAACTCCCCCCTCGTCATGAATGGAGTGATATTACTTCGTTTCGTGGAGTTATCAACTTTCCTTACGATATCACTCTGATGAGTATGTTTGAACATTATACTGCAGGATGTCCCTTGTTTTTTCCGTCTAAGACTTATTGGAAATCGAATCCACATGTTCAAAGCGTTTCAGCATACTGGGATAATCAGACCCCTTCTTATTTGTCCTATTTTACTTCATTGGATAACTGGATTGACTTAGCAGACCCCTATACTGCATTTCAGTCACCGAATACCTATTACTTTGATTCCATCCCACATCTAATCGAACTTATTGAGAACTTTGAATATACAGACGATCGTGAGTTTCGTAAGGAGTATGTTCAACGCGTAAAACGGCAATGGAAAGAGGTTCTTCACACGATTGTATCGGATGCCTTCTGGACCAAAGCTCCTCGTGTACTCAACTACAATCGACTACCACTATTGGCAAATGTTGTTTACGATATACACTACGCTGGAACTGGTGTTTCACCTCAACATATATATCCATATCATGACCCATTAACACGTGGAGATGTAGTCTTTGTAAAAACAGATATTCTTCAATGGTTTTTAGACAATCGCAAAGTGGATGTTCCGATAACACTGGTTACAGGTGTATCGGATAAGTCCCCAAGTCCATCTGAGTGTGAACGTATTCTTTCTAATCCAAACATTGTACGATGGATTGGGTGTAATATTCTAGTCTCACATCCAAAGGTGATTCAAGTGCCTATTGGCTTTGGAGAGGTAGAACGCATCAATGGAAAGTATACTCAACTATTGGAGTTACAGTCTGAACGTATTCCGTGGGAAGATAAGAGTGACACTCTATGCGTCCCATGGCATGGTCCAACTAACTCTTCAAGAACGATTGAGCCTACACTTCCCAAGCTGGAGTTTGATGACTATATGCGCGAACTTTCTAAACATAAGTTTGTGATTTGCCAAGCAGGAAATGGTGTGGATACGCATCGTGTGTGTGAAGTTCTGTTAATGGGTTCTGTTCCTGTAGTTGAGCATTCTGGATTGGACACTCTGTATTCTCAATGGCCTGTTTTATTGGTCGATTCGCTTTTGGAGGTGGATACGAACGGTTTCGTTTGGGATGAAGCAAAGTATCAAACGTTTTTAGATGTCATTTGGCTACGGGACGGATTTAAACAACGATTACTTAACTGAAGCATGCGAACTGCAGTTGTATTTGGTGCAGGAGGGTTTATTGGTAGTCATTTGGTAACTGCGTTGCGAAAGTTCGGACGAGTTGTCTATGGTGTTGATAGGCATCAACCTCGTTTTGGTAAGACAGATGCATCAGAGTTCTTCATTCGTGATCTTCGTAGTGATCTTTCTGACCTTCCGCCTGCAGATGAAGTCTATCAACTCTGTGCGTTTCTAGGGGGTGCTGGGATCATTGATGGAAAGCTATATGATGCTGACATTTTTACGAACAATATGTCTGTCAACTTATCGGTGATCGAGTATTGTCGGAAGAAGGGTGTCAAACGTATTTTCTTTTCATCCTCTGCATGTGTGTATAGAGAAGGGTGTGTCGATCCAATAAATACATACGGTTGGGAAAAACTTGCAGCAGAACAGTTATACAGTGCGTTTGCACGACAATATGGAGTGGAAGTGAGAATAGGGCGTCTCTTCAACATCTATGGATCAAACCAAGAGTTTCAAGGAGGACGGGAACGTGTTCTTTCTGCACTCTGTAGAAAGGCTATACAGTCCGATTCATCACTTGAAGTGTTAGGAAATGGAAAACAACTACGCACGTTTTTACATGTTGTAGACTGTGTTCGTGCAATCCAACTACTTATGGAATCGAATGTATCAACGCCCATAAATATCGGTTCATCACGATTGGTATCGGTTACAGAGTTAGCAGAGTTGATTCTAAAACATTCCAATAAGAACCTTACGCTCGTGTATTCAGAAACGTCTGATACGCAAAATGTTCGAGCCTGTGATACACAGCTTCTCAAACAGTTAGGTTGGAATGAAACGATCACGCTCGAAGAAGGAGTAGCTGAAACCTATGACTGGATTGCCAAATCATGCTCTACCATTTCTTGAACTAACTTTTGAAACGTATAGTTTGGAGTCCAGTGTAACTCTGTCATTGCTTTTGTTGGATCTCCTAATAACAGGTCCACTTCAGCAGGACGATAAAACTCAGAGGATACTCGAACGACAACTCGTCCAGTCTCGTCTACGCCAACTTCATCCATACCCTCTCCCTTCCAAGTTATCTTCATTCCAACGGAAGCAAATGCAGTTTCTACAAGTTCACGCACACTATGGGTCTTACCACTACTAATAACCCAATCGTCCGGAACTGGATGTTGTAATATTCTCCACATTGCCTCAACATAATCGGCAGCATGCCCCCAATCACGCATTGCGTTTAGGTTTCCAAGAACGATCACAGTATTACTTCCTTTTGCTATCTGTGCAACACCTCGTGTAACCTTTCGTGTTACAAATAGTTCACTTCGTCGTGGCGATTCATGATTAAAGAGAATGCCATTTGAAATGAACATCCCGTAACTCTCTCGATAGTTCTTACTCAGCCAAAATGCATACACCTTGGTAATACCGTATGGAGACCGAGGGTAAAAGGGTGTTGTTTCTGTTTGAGGTGTTTCCATAACCTTTCCATACATCTCACTGCTCGAAGCCTGGTAAATACGTAGTTTGTCTTTTAGTGAAGACATTCGAAGTGACTCGAGTAGTTTTACAACACCGATGCAGTTATGGTAGGTTGTCATCTCAGGCATATCAAATGACAGTTTCACAAAGGACTGTGCAGCTAGATTATATACCTCAACTCGTTCAGCATTCAAACTCTCAATATATCGTACAATCGATTGTACAGAGGTTGCATCTGTAATATCTCCTGTTCGGAGAGTTAGTTTTTGGTTGTCTAATAAGTGTCGTATACGCATCGTTTCTTGCAAGTGACTTGTATGCCGTACGATCCCTATCACATGGTATCCTTTTGAAAGAAGAAGCTCGGCAAGGTAAGAACCATCTTGTCCTGTGATTCCGGTAACTAATGCAACGTTGGACATGATTATACAGTGAGAGCATCGCATAAATCCTTTCGTTCGGCTTCCGTTAAGTCTGGATGGTTTGGCATATAAAACGCACACTCATGAAGCAAGTCTGCGTTTGGAAGGATTCGACCATCATGAAGGTCTTTGAAAAACGGCTGGTGTGCCATGTTTCCGGCAACAAGTGGACGAATCTCAATACCAAGTCTCTGACATTGTCCAATACAACGATCACGAATCTCAGGGGTTCTACACACAACAGGGATTGCAAAAGCCGGTGTATCTTGATCTGGAAGATACACATCCTTTGAAGAGTTGAGACTCTCTCGTATGTATCTATAGTTTGCACGACGTATCGAGTTCGCGGAATCTATTTGTTTTAGTTGGTGTTGTCCAAGAACACCTTGAAGTTCCATTGGACGAACGTTGTAGCCTAATGTATAGAACGTATAAGGTGCAAAAAAATCAGTAACGTTCCACTTCTCACGCAATGATAACTGAACATCTCGATGTACGTTTCGGTCCCACCCATGAGCTCGCACCATTCGAACCATTGTGTTTAGTTCGGAATCGTCGGTGACAATCATACCCCCTTCTATAGTCGACATATGATGACCTACAAATGTTGAAAAGGTTGCAGCAAGTCCAAAGTTCCCAAGACAAACTCCATTATTCCTTGCCCCTAAAGACTCACATGTGTCTTCAAGTAGTATGATACTTTTCTCATTACAATACGATTGAATATGGGTAACGTCACTTGAAAATCCGAGTAAGTGTGTGAGAAATAAACATCGGATCTCAGGTGCGTTCTGTAAGGTTTCAGTAGAAACATTGAGTGTTTTTGAATCGACATCAATCAACACAGGAATACACCCTAGCTGAACAATAGGCATTACATTCGTTGCCCACGTTACTGCAGAAACACCGATTCTATCACCTTTCTGAAGTCTTCCGAGGTTCAACAATGATTGTAAAAGCACTAAGTTTGCAGAGCTTCCACTATTGACCATTGTGCAAAACGTTCGACCTTGCCATCCTGCAAACTCTCTTTCAAATCTCAAAACCTCTTCTCCCATACTTAACTTTGAAGCCTGTTGTATGAATGAACATAGTGTTGTCTTAGCATCCTCTTCATCTAAAAAGGTGTGTCGCATCAATGGAATCGGCATTATCAAGTATACATGCGTTTGTTAAAACTTCTTCTGAACAAACACCTGAGACTCACGTTGACCCAGAACAATGATTCGCTTATGATAACCATTTAGGAAACCATCAATCCCTCGTTTTGTTAAGTCAGGACCTCCCCAACCATAGTCATCAAAAATGAGACGTCCTCCAACTTTAAGCTTACGAAATGCTAATACAGCATCTTCGAGAACATATTCGGGTTCATGGTTTCCGTCAATGTAGATAATATCAAATGAGTTGTCTTCCAGTGTTGGAAGCACTTCATGTGAATACCCTCGTTTGACAGTGACTCGTTCGCTAAGACCACAGGCTTCCATGTTTTGAGTGAATGCGTTGTAGATTGTCATTTGTTCACCTTTGTATTCGGGATAGTCTACATAGTCTGTCCAAGGATCAATCGCAATCAATGTAGAGTCTGGATGCACTCCGTAGGTTTCAGCTACACTTACCATGTTTGCGCCATAGAATGCACCCACTTCTGCATACTTGATGGGCTTGGAACTATCCGGGGTTACATATGGAAACCAGTTATTAGCAAGTCTATAGGCAACTCCTTTGAACTTTGGGTTCAGTGTATACATTTATAGTCCAAATGGAAGTGTTTCTACATAGTCTACCGCAGATGAGCCAGTTCGAGACACGTGACGATTATGACGGTATCCAAATGATGTGTCATTATACACTTTCATTCCGATAAACAATGCAAGAACATATATCATCATTCCATGAATGTTCGCATCCATCCATCCCTTCTGTAGAATGCCATTGGAAGCTTCTACTGCAGTTAAGTATCTCTGAATCAACGCATTGTTCCAGAATCGAAAGCTTGATATATGGAAGTTGTTGTACGGCGCAAGTCCAGAATAAACATCACCCTTCATAAAATACTTCTTGCGTAGTTCCTTCTTAAGTGTATCTAGTACATGTTCATCATATCCTTCACTGCGGATGAAATCAAGTGTAAAATCGAAGAGAGACTGCTGATCTTGTGAGTCTTCAAAGACTGATCGAAACACATAGTCATGTTTAAGAAGTTGATGCTTAACATATTGCTCTGTTAATATCGGTGCCTGAAAGAAGGAATCGTCGTCTAATCGTATGTAATGTGAATACTCTTTTAACCGAGGATGTTGTTGAACAACACCACTAAAAAACCTACACATCATCAAATAACCATAAGGTCGACGAAGATTTCTATTAACAACGTCTTCCTTGCCTGAAAAATCAACTTGAATAAACTCTGTTGCACCTGGCAATCGAGCCTTTTCACTATCTTCATAGTCCTCATGGAATATGAAGATATCTGTAGTTGGAAATAGTGAACGAGTGATCTTAAGTGAACCTTCTATCAGTTCTAACCGAGATGCTTGAGTAGGATCATCATATATATGGAATGACTTAGGGGACGCAAGGTAGATGATACAAAAGGACATGTTTATACTTAAAAACTACAACTGTTTTTGGGTTTCCAAACACAGTGGTGGGTTTCCCCTTGTTACTTATTTTTTAGACTACGTTTAGTTGGAGTATGCGAGACCGCCCATGCCTGACATAACTCGGAGAACGTTGTAGTTAACTGCATACACGCGGACTTGAGCAGTGCGGCCAGAGCGGACTGTGTTGACTGAAACAGTGAGCTGAAGGGTTGCCTTGTCGATACGTGAGAAGTTGCAGGTGCCGGATGGCTGGTGTTCCTCTGGCTTGAGTGCGAAGGAGTAGACGTTGATACCAGGCGCTGGGGTGCGGCTGTGGTGTTGGTAAGGCTGAACGCGGTCGAAATATCGGCCCTCGCGCTCTGTGAATCGGTCCTGGCCGTTGAGCTGGAGCTTGGCAACCTCGACTGGGTTCTTGCCAGAGCACTTGACGCCTGAATCGAGGATAACCTTGGCAAGGAGGTAGTTGGTTGTGGCTGCAAAGACCTCTTCGCCTTGATCGGAACCAGAGTCCAACCATGAGGCACCTCCAAGAGAAGGACCGAAGGCAATACCGAGACCTGGGAGGTAAGGACCAGAAGGACCGTCGCCAGCAGTTGTGGGGATAGCCTGGTTGGCAGTCTGGTTGCTGGTGTTACCGAGGGAACCACGGGCAAGGACATCCATGACGATACCCTCAGTGGTAAAGTCATCTGTGTAGTTGAATGGCTGGCATCCATTGACCTCTGTGATGAAGTTCTGGTTGGGTGTGCAATCCACGAATGAATCTCGTTGAACGACCCAGACAAGCTCCTTCACTGGGTGGTTGAAGTTGAGCTGGATCTTGTTGGAAGAGGAGGTGATGGACTCGGCACCTGTGAACTGGAGCTGCTCAATCAAATACTCGTGTGTCTGTTGGGCGAATCGTCGTCGCTCTTCAGTGTCCAAATACACGTAGTCAATGTAGAGGGAGGCAGCAGTCAAGGACTGGATTGCAGTAGAGACTGCACCTGCACCTGTAAGCTCATAGTAGGTGCAGTTGATCCATTGCTCGAACTCAACATTGATGCGGACCTCGTGGTATTGGAGGGCAATCAATGGAATAGCAAGACCTGGGTTTCTGCAGAACCAGAACTGGAGAGGGATGTAGAGGGTCTTGGCAGGTGTTCCGGCACGGGGAGCGCAGGAGTTGGTGAGTTCAGCACCAGCGCAAGAGGCATCCAAGGCATAACCACGTCGGTCCTTGACAAGGACGAGGTCGTGGGTGTTACCGATCATGTCGTCGAGGGCTGCAACGGTACCTGCATCCTGGGAGAGCTGGGTCCAGATTTGGAGCCAGTCGCCATATTGTCGGTCAATGCGCTGACCTCCAATCTCGAGCTCAATGACCTTGAGCAATCGGTGACCGATGTAGTTGAGCCATCGGAATCGGTTCAAGTTGGTGGAACCGGCTGTGAGGTCGACTGCTGGGAGAACAACCTGGACGTATGTGCGATACATCAAGTCGGCGTTACGGTTGATCACCGCTGTGACACGCTTGTTGAAGTCAGCCTGGCCGTTGAAGGTGACTTCAATGGATTCCATGGCGAAGTTGGTATGACGCTTGTAAAGCACCTTCCAGAAGGTAATCTGGGGATTACCAGAGATGTAGATGTCCTGTGCACCGTAGCTGACAAGTTGTAAAAGACCACCACCCATGTTGTTATGTTCCAAAGCAAGAAAGTTTTTTTCAGGAACGTTGTAGGAAAAAAGGGGGTTTAAGGGACGCCTCGGCTAAACACCTATGGATGAAGACCAAGCCCTAGCAGTGGGTGTCGCAGTCA